GCGGTGTCGCGTTCGAGTGCGGTCCGCTCAGCGTCGCTGAGTTTCGCGGCCTCGATGTCGGCGAGCTGTGCCTGCAGAGCTTTCAGTTGCTTCTCGGCGGCGCTGGCCCGTCGGCGTTCGGCGTCCAATGCTTTCTTACCGGCGTCTCCGAGAGTCTCGCCAGCGTCGTGCTGAACGGTCGTGTCGGTGGTCTCCGGTGCCTCAGACGAGGCTTCGGTGGGTTCGGCCATTTCTGTCCTCCATCGCGGGGGTAGCTGCCACAGGTCGCCTGTGGTGGCTCTTGCAGCAGTGCGCTGCGAAGTCTGAAAATTGGTGCGTGTCGGATGTAGACACATCTACAATTGATGTGTAGAGTGATCTACATGATCAAGTACGACGACTACTCCGACGTGATCCACGTAGAGCCCCGCACCTGGGGCCACGACTACGCCGCTCCGACGTGCCGCCCGTGGTCCGAGGGTGCCGGTCTGGACGACGATGACCTCAGCGGTCACTTCGGGCCTGAAGGCCAGATGACCAACGCCGAGTTCGAAGAGTTCCTGTCCAAGGCCCGCGCCAACGGGCAGGTTGTTGAGATGCGGGCTCAGGCCGGTCGCCAGCGCATGCCGTCGCCGGTGCCGCACAACGGCATGTTCAACGGTCAGCAGGACCGCGAGGCCAAGGCGTACAACCGCAAGCTGCGCCAAGCGGAGAAGGCCGAGTTTGACCGGGTCTATCCGGAGGGTTGCTCCTGCATCCGTTGCGCCGCTAAGCGGGCACGATGAGCGCGGCTGTGGTGCGTCGGCTGGAGCTGGTTGGGGCTCGGTTAGCCGCGGCGCGTAAAGAGGCCGCACAGGCGATGTCAGGGGCCAAGAAGGCGGGCCTGGCAGCGCTTGATGACGGGGTTTCGGAAGTCGACGTAGCCGCCGCTTTGGGCGTTGACCGCATGACGGTTCGCAAGTGGCAGGGCAAGCGCTAGGAAGCGCCCTGCGTACGCCAGGCGGACAGAATCTTCTTCGGGTCGCCTGATCCGGCGTTGGCCCGCGCCTTCTGGTACTCGTCATCCCACTGCTGTGCGAGGTCGGCAAACTGAGGCTCGGTCTGTTCCAGGTACGTCATCGCGCTCACGCCCGCGGGGATTACCCGAGCCGTGCAGTAGCAGTGGTCGTGGTACTTCGACCCCATCGCGCGGGTTCCGCGGGTCTGCCCGGAACGGATGTCGCGGCGCACATCGAGAGCCGGAGTCTTGCGCTCTTTCTGATAGCCGGGCATCGAGCTGGATAACGCGCGACCGGTGACAACGGTGGTGTATTCGCCGGTTTTCTCGTCGATGGCAATGCCGTCAGAGAGATAGGTGTTGTTCGACGCGGTTCTGCTGGCGAGTAAGCGGCAGAATGCGCACGCGTTCGGCCTGGCCACCCGCACCCACCGCATGCGTTGTTTGGTCGCGTTGCCGACGGTGGTGTCGCGGTCGCCGTCATAGATGGCCCGTTGTGCGGTGCCGATCATCCGGTCGATCGCCTCTTTGCCGTTGGCGGCCAACGCCCATTCGACGGAACCGAGTAGTTTCTGCTCCGGCAGCGGCCGGGCGACTATCGCCGGTTCAACGATGTCGGGGAAGTCGGACTCGAAGATGGTTGCCGCAGACTGCGCGGCCATCTGGTGATACGGATCGACGATCTGCGGGTAAGCCTTAGCGACGTACTCGGCGAACTCCATGTCGCTTTGTCGTTCCGCGGCAATCCACATTCGGCGGATGTCGGACTCAGCCAGCCGTAGAAGCTGGTTGAGAATGAACCGGCGCTCAGCCGCCGATACCGACATTGCTTACCGGCTCGGTCTGCGGATTGACCGCCGCGTCGTCGGCGGATTGTCCGGCAGCCGGAGCGGCGGGGAGGCGCTGCAGCAACTGGGTCACCGATGACCGGCGCTGGTCGGCGCGGATGCGGTCGATATCCGTGCGGCTAAAGCCCATTTTCTCGAGCGCGACGTCACTGTCGGCCAGGGACGGGATGACGGCCACGGCCTTGGCCATGGCGTCAGCGGCGGCGGCCTTCGACGGGGTGGATGGGTCACGCCAGACGGCTTGCAGCTTCTTCAGATCGTCGGGCTCGTCCGACAAGTTGTCGCGCAGCATCACGGCGTTACGCATGGCACCAACCCAGCCGCGGCCGAAGACGCGATCAGCGTGCTCTGCCTCGACCACGAGGTCTTCCTTGGCCGCGTAGATGGCCTCGGCGCTGCTGGGGTTGTCTTGCACGATCCCTAGCGAGGAAACGGGGATGTTGGTCTCACCGGCGAACAGCGTTGCCCACTGGCGCAGTTGCTCCGTGTGCGGCTGCATCGAAGCCTGCGGGAATTGGCCTAGTTCGGGCTTGAAGTTCGGGTCCAGCTCGTCATCCATGAGCGGCGGCTCCAGGGCGATCATGCGGCCCAGGACGGCTGACCAGCCGCCGTCTTCAAACGCCGCCGCTGGGACATTCAGGGCCCAGCGTTGCGGCGCGGTGTAGAACTCAGCGCCGATTTCCGAGCGCACCACGGTGCGTAGGGCGGAATCGGTGATCGACATGACGCTGCGGGTGATCCGGCTCCGGCCGAAGGGCAGGTTCAATCGTGGGTTGAACGGCAGCAGCTCGACGGGCACGCGGCCTAGGTTGTGCTTGCGGGTGTCCACGCGCCACTTGCCGCCGTCGACGTCGCGGCTCATGATCAGCACGCGGTCGCGCAGATACATCACCATAACGAGCGGGGTTAGGCCCTCGCTGCGTTCGATGATCGACAGGGCTGCGGCCAGTTCCCGGCGGCGGGAGTCCCAGAGGCCGGTGGCGTCAAATGCGCTCTTGGCCATCATGATCACCGGAGGTTCACCGCTCTGCTCATCACCGAGGATGGTGCAGATGAACGCACAAGAATGGATCATGGCGCTGTCGTGCGCCATCGACGACTCGATCTCCATCCGGTTCTCTTGCCAGATGTCGTCGATGCCGAGGTTGGCCACGTCGGTTCCGGGAATGACGAAGCCGTCCAGGTTGCACCGGCGCGAGAGCGTGTCAACGGCTTTGGCGGGCCATCCCAGGACGGCCTCGAAATTGCGGAACTTAGGTGGGATCGACACACCGAGATCGCGGAGAACGTATTTGCCCGCGTAGTAGCTCTCCCGCAACAAGTTGCGGGGCGTCTTGGCGTCGATCTGGTTCAGCAGTTCTGTCAGCGTCGCTTGGTCGGCGTCGGACAGGCCGGGGACGTAGATCAATTGAGCACCCGTACCTTTCTGTTGCTCCTCGCTGCGGCGGGACGGGACTCTGCGGTCGCTCCGAAGAGCGCCAGGGTCGCTGCGACGATCGGATATATCTGGGATGTGGGGTCACTGCGGTCAAGTGCCCAGCCGCCCGCGTCCCTGATCGGCCTACGGCGAGCAGAGAGGATGGCGTCGGTGATGGACCGCTGCGAAGCGTGGGTGATGCTCTGTGAGGACAACCGGTCTTCCAGTAGCCCACACGCCTGGGCCATGTTGTTGGCCGACGTGACGACCACGCGTACCTTGCGTGCTTTGAGCTCCGGCACCAGGGATGAGGCCGGGGATGCGGAGTCGATCACCACCGGCACCCGTCGGCCCGCGCGGGCGACGATCCACTCGATGGCGATCGCTGGGTCAGTGCCGTTCCACACCTCTTCGATGTGTGCGGACTCTTCCTCAACCCAGCAGGCCGCGATCGAGATGTCGCGTGCGTGAGACATATCTACGCCAAGCGACAGCGGTCGCTCGTTATCCGCCGGGCCGATGTCGGACATCTCACGCCACTGTTGCGGCGTGACTAGCGGCTGGTGCACGGCCACGGCGTCCCAGACTCCGAGTGCCTCGCGGCGGAAGGAGTCGTCGGAGAGGTTCTTCTTCATACGTAGCATGGCCCGCTCAGGGGTCCTGTGCGGGAAGCTGGGGTTGGCCTTGCGCCACTGCTTGCGGTCCAGGAGGTCGCAGCCCTCGTCGGCCGACAGCTCGATATAGAGCGTCTCCTTGGAGTCACCGCTGATGGCGTCCTGGCGAACCATGGTGAACACTTCGCCGGGGTCTCGGGGACGCGGCGGCGTACCAGCCAGGATGGTCAGTGGGTTGGCCGCCACGTTCTGGCTGGCCACCATGTCTTCCATCGCGGATTCGGTGAGGATTTGAGCCTCGTCGAACACCAGGATCGACACGTTGGTGAAGCCGCGGCCGAAGCCTGCCTCCCGCGCGCCGAAGAGGATGCGGGAGCCATTGATGAATGTGATCGACTCGTCGCCGCGTGCCCG